ATATAAATCCTGTTAAAGCATACATTGGAGCATTATGAGAGTTGTTATTGTTAGTGGTGGATTTGATCCTATCCATAGTGGACACATTGAACACTTTAAAGCAGCAAAGAAATTGGGTGATATTCTTATAGTAGGATTGAACTCTGATGAGTGGTTAACTAGAAAGAAAGGTAAACCATTTCTTCCTTTAGAAGAAAGATTGGCAGTTGTTAAATCTATGAGACCAGTCGATAGTGCTGTACCATTTAATGATGATAATGATAGTTCTATAGATCTTATTAAAAAGACTTTAGTACTATTTGATGATGTTATATTTGCTAACGGTGGAGATAGAACTCAGGACAATATACCTGAGATTTATGAATTTGATAAAGATCCTAGAGTTCAGTTTGCATTCGGGGTTGGTGGTACACATAAACAAAATTCTAGTAGTTGGATCTTAAAGAAATGGAATTCGACTTAGAATCACAATTTGATCATGGTGATTTACTACTGACTGAAAGAAGATGTAGAGTCTGTGGTTCTGTCAAAAATTTAATTGAAGGATTTTATATAACACATAAAAATAGTACACATCTTCCATCATCATATTCTTATGAATGTAAAGAGTGTACTATAAAAAGAATTAAGTCTAGTAGGAAGAAAGATAATGGGGTTTGGTCTTATCCAGACTGGTAGTTCATGCATTGTTTCCCCGTTTGAAGAGCAGTAAATAATAAATAATCATAGACAAATTGGATTCTATAGAGGAACGAAAAGATGCCACTTAATCTAGCATCTCCTGGTATTGTAGTAAGGGAAGTTGACCTAACAAACGGTAGAGTTGATGCGACATCAACAAAGACTGGTTGCTTGGCTGCTCCATTTGCGAAAGGACCAGTTGAGAGCCCTCAACTCATAGAGACAGAGGCAGACCTTCTGGACACCTATGGACAACCTTACCCTAAAGATAACCATTATGAGTATTGGTTAACTGCTTCATCTTATCTTGCCTATGGTGGTGTGATGAGTATTGTTAGAGCAGATGACGAAGAACTTAAAAATGGTTTTGTAGGAACTGCAAATAGCGTCAAAATAAAAAGTCTTGACGACTATACTAACTTATCTTACGGAGAGAACACTATTCCTGGTGTTACCTTTGCTGCTAAAAACCCAGGTACTTGGTCAAATGGTATTAAGGTTGCAGTATTAGATTCTCTAGGAGATCAGATATTCACAGGAATCCAAACTACTAATGTATTAGGATATGGTTCAACTACTGTTCCAATAGATCCTATTAATCTTAAAGTTGGATACGGCGTAACTCAAGGAGTACCTGCTGGTACTGTTGTTCCTAAACAAGGAGTTGGTGCTGGTACAACTGAATTGTTGGATGGTATATTTAAAGGACAAATAACAGAAGTTGGTAATTCTCAAATTACTGTTAAGTTAATCTCACATGTATCTTCTGCTGGAACTGAAACTCCAGTTGATTATCAGCAAGGAGGAAACTACAAGTTCGTTGATCCTGCTGGTGTAAACCAAGCACTTGGTATTCATACTGGTGAGTCTAGAACTTATGGTAGTTGGAGAGGACTTGCTGCTGGTACATACTCTGGAATTGTTACTTACACCAATGCTAGTGATTGGTTCGATGCTCAATCCATTACTCTAGGTACTAACCCAGACAAGCCTGGTCCTAAGATTAAGTGGAACTCAATTGTTGACAGACCAGGAACATCATCCTATGCAGTCGAAAGAAATGCAAGGTTTGATGAATTCCATATAGTTGTTTATGATGACACTGGTAAGATTACTGGTAATGCAGGTTCTGTATTAGAAAAATTCAGTAACTTATCTAAAGCAAAGGATTCACAATACTCTGCTGGTTCATCTGCTTACTGGAGAAAGGTACTTGAAACAGGTTCTGCTAGTCTCTTTGGAGGCGGTGCTCCTGCAGGTATCGTAACAACTGGTTTCTCTGCTGATGGTTGGGATACCTTTGGAGATGGTGGATGGGATCAGGATACTGAGAACATTACATTCAGTTCTATTGGTAACTATGTCGTATCACTTGCTAATGGTACGGATTACAACGGTGCGACTTCTATCGAACAAGACAATGCATTGAATCTAGATATCGGTGCTATTCAAGAAGCATATGATCTGTTCCGTAACCCAGAAGAAACTGATTGCGACTTCCTACTATTAGGTTCTGCAGCAAGAACAAGTTATGAAGTACAAGCACTTTCAAATAAACTAATTGAAATTGCAGAATTCAGAAAGGATGCTATTGCATTCTTATCACCAGCAAGAGAACAGTTCTTAACTAAGACTGGATCTGGTGATTCTGAAATGTTAACATTAAAAGCTGATACAGTAACTGATAACATTATCAATTACTACTCACCAATCACATCAAGTTCTTATGCCATTCTCGATAGTGGTTATAAGTACATGTATGATAGATTCAATCAGCAATTCCGTTATGTTCCTATGAACGGTGACATTGCTGGCACATGTGCTAGAAATGATATTAATAACTTCCCTTGGTTCTCACCAGGAGGAACTGCAAGAGGTGCTATCCTAAATGCTGTTAAATTAGCATATACACCAAACCAAGTTCATAGAGATAAGTTATACTCCAACAGGATTAACCCAATCGTTACTTCACCTGGAGCAGGTATTATTCTATTCGGTGACAAGACTGCATTAGGTAGGTCTTCTGCCTTTGACAGAATCAATGTTCGTAGATTGTTTATCTTCCTTGAGAAGGCAATCGCTGCTGCTGCCAAAGACATCCTATTTGAATTCAACGATGAGATCACAAGGATCAACTTTATCAATATCGTTGAACCATTCCTTCGTGATGTACAGTCTAAGCGTGGTATTCAAGATTTCGTCGTTATATGCGATGAGACCAACAACACCCCTGCTATTATTGACAGCAATGAGTTTGTTGCTGACATCTACATCAAACCAGCAAGATCTATTAACTTCATCGGACTAACCTTTGTTGCTACACGCACAGGTGTTTCCTTTGATGAGGTTATTGGAAAGGTTTAATTATTAACACACTTTAGGTAAGACTAATGGCAATCAATTCCGCAAACCCACCAAAGACTTCGGAAAGGACTATCGACAAGTTTAAGTCGAGGTTGACGGGTGGTATTGCAAGACCTAATCTGTTTGAGGTAGTTCTTGCATTTCCAGATGGTACAGTAGATTCAACTGTTAATGACATAGATCCTAAGACTAGGTTCCTTGTCAAAGCATCTGCTCTACCAGCATCTAATATCGCTGCAATAAGTGTTCCTTTCAGAGGAAGACAATTAAAAATTGCAGGAGACAGGACATTCGATGAGTGGCAGATTACTGTCATCAACGACACCGACTTTGCTATCAGAGGTTCATTCGAGAGATGGATGAACATCATGGCTAAGGTCTCTGATATGTCTGGTAAGACAAATCCAGAAGATTATACTAAGGATGCATTTGTGTATCAACTTGGTAGATCTGGTATAGATGCTTCATCGCAACAATCAGATCAGGATATGCCTGTATTAAGAACATATAAGTTCTACAGTATATTCCCAACAAATGTAAGTGCTATTGATTTATCATACGATTCTACTGATGCAATTGAAGAGTTTACAGTAACTCTACAGGTGCAGTGGTGGGAAGCTGCTGGAAATGGTGGTAATGTAAGCTGATAAATAGATAGGTATCAAGGTATCTTTCTATTATAATGGCACGGCTTTTTGGATTTTCTATTGAGGATAAAGACGATTTACCTAAGGGTGTAGTATCCCCCATTCCGCAGACAGGCGAGGATGGGGTTGATTATTATATACAGTCTGGTTTCTCAAGTCAAGTAATAGATCTAGAAGGAATCTATAAGAATGAACATGCTGCCATTCGTAAATATAGAGAGATGGCACTCCACCCTGAGGTGGATAATGCTATAGAAGATATAGTTAATGAAGCAATAGTATCAGATACTAATGATTCTCCTGTAGAGATTGATCTGGATAATCTTAATGC